GAAACTTTTTATCAGTATCGGACTCCGATTGGCAGCACTTATGCATATTATGGGGATTATACACCAGAAGCAGGAAAGATCTATGTAGAATTAGTGACTCAGAAAGCATATCGCTGGAGCGGATCAATTTATGTCGAAATCAGTCCTAGTATTGCTTTGGGTGAAACTGCCAATACAGCATTCCCTGGTAATCGTGGACTTGCACTTGAACAGAGTTGTGCTACGGTTGTTTCAACTGCTGAAAATATTGCTGAGTATACTCAGAGATCAGAAACAGCAGCAACGAACGCAGCTGATTCGGCTACTGCAGCGGCAAATACATTAGAACAAGTAAATGCTGCTGTGGTTCATGAGCCAAAAATTCAAAATGGAAACTGGTTTGTTTGGAATTTCACTACTTCTACTTATGTGGATACTCAGATTTCTGCAACGGGACCACAGGGTGCACAAGGTGTTCAGGGAATTCAGGGTGCCAAAGGAGATAAGGGAGACAAAGGTGATCAGGGAGATCCAGCACCGAGTTCTCTTGTTGTTCCTGCTGTAGAAAGTTGGATGAATGCAAATATTACGGACGATCCAACAGTTGTAATTGACAGCAGTTTGAGTGTTTCTGGAGCGGCTGCAGATGCAGCTACTGTAGGAAACATGATTTCTGCAGGAACAGACGGTCTTGTATTGACCGTATATTGAGAGGAGTATTAGTATGGCTATAGTAACAGGAAATGATTATGACCATATTGACATTGTAAACGGTAGTACACAGACTAGACATATGATTAAAGATGCGTCGGCGAGAGCAGACGTTGCTGATTTAAAGAGCGCATTAGATGCGCGGACATTGTTTGGTGGTACTACAGATGCGAAGGATGCTTCGTCAAGATGGCGCAAGGGATATACTGTTAATTCGGTTGGCAGATACGGAAGCAAAGAAAACAGCGTGAGCGGCGCAGCGGGTAATGAAAGTAAGTACATCTATGCAGGGTCAACTATCACGGCAAATACCGGATATAAATTCAATTATTCCATTCTAACAATTCCTATCCCATCAAGCGGAACTCCGGATGCTGCGAACAGGCTGGAAGTAATGCAAAATATCACTGCAGGAACAACAATTACTGTAGCTCACGATGGTTATCTTGGGTTGTCTGTGATGTATGATGATGAAGGAGCGATCTCTGATAATGTTTCAGCGGATGATTTCATTGCATCAGCATTGACGGTTAATTTGCATACCGCTTCACTAAAAGAAAAAGTAGAGGAGCACGATGCAGAGATTGCAGACCACGAAGAACGCATTGCTACAATAGAAAGCAACACGTCATCCCTTAAATATACGACAACTGATGCTAATGCTGCTTCATCAAGATGGAGAAAAGGTTATTTTGTTAATTCGTCTGGCAGATACGGCAGTTGGGAAAACAACGTAAGCGGAGCCCCGGGTAATGAAAGTAAGTATATTTATGCCGGGTCAACGATCACGGCTAACACAGGATATAAATTTAATTATTCCATCCTGACGATTCCGATTCCGTCAAGCGGGAATCCTACTACTGATCAAAAACTGGAAGTAATGCAAAATATCACTGCAGGAACAACAATTACTATAGCTCATGATGGCTATTTGGGTATATCTGCCGCATATGCCGATGAAAGCGCAATATCCTCTGATATTTCAGCGGACGATTTTATTGCAGCTGCATTATCTGTTAATTTGATTTATGCAACCGTCAAAGAAAAAGTAGAGGAGCACGATGCAGAGATTGCAGACCACGAAGAACGCATTGCTACAATAGAAAGCGATGCATCATCGCTTTCTGTGATAACGAACCCTCGCCTGCTTCGTTGGTGCTTTGGCTCTTTTTCTGCTTCTGGGTCGAACAGTTTCAATAATAACGGGATGATATGGAGAGACACTCTTCATGTGCTTCCGGGTACGACCGTTACGACATTGACCGGTGCTGAAATGCAGACACGATTTACACCAGACGGTGGAACCGGAGACTATAAAACTTTCAGAACTGGCGAATTCACCGTCACAGAAGCCGGAAATCTAAAGGTTGGCGTTCGCTATACTGAGCAAACTCCGATGAACAACACGGCAATTCTGGATTTACTGTCGCTGCATGTAGTAACGGATTCTGAGTTGCCAATTGATGAGAACGCTCAGATCAATACGATGTACGGTAACGTGCCGTGTTCAGACTATGTGGGCAGACATACGGATGATACACAATGTGGGCAGACAACGACATATGATGATGCTATAGCATTTTGGAAAGGACTTCCTGCACTTGCTCCGGGATATATTGTCGAAACCGATCTCGGTGAGATTCAAGATGTTGGAAAGCATACATACAAGTATGTGCTAACACCACCGATGCAGGGACGCTCCGGGAAAAACATGCCTCATGTGTTCTTGGTGACGAGCCAACACGGGCATGAAAAATCTGCTACATATGGCCTATACTACTTGATTATGGATATGCTGAATCATTCGCAGGAAGATCCCGTGCTGTTCTATTTGCGAAATTTTGTAAAATTTACAATTCTTCCGATGGTCAATCCTTATGGTTGGGACAGACCGGGAAGCAATACGCAGTATTTCGGCATTCGGCAAAATGAAAATGGTGTAAATCTTAACCGTAACTTTGCGGGGCTGCATTGGTCAGATTATGATGATAATGAGGATTACAACACTGTTGGATCATATTATTACAGAGGAACTTCACCGTTTTCAGAAATTGAAACACAGAGGATACGGGACGCTTTCATTGCAGATCAAACTGTTGATCTGATGATTGATCTTCATACGAATGGAATTGATACAACACAAGCACCAAACATTACTTATATTCATGTAGCAGGAACAAACAAAACGGGCATGGCAACAAACGAAGCAGCGGATCAGTATATGTGTGCTAACAAGCTGCATATGGATAATTTGTATGAGGTTAATTTAGGAAATAATGTTATGTATGGAACGCTTGTTGCTCCATCAGACCCGCACGACCTGAAATGTGTGGATTGGGGTTGTGAATCTGCAAAAGTGTGTGGCGTTACGTTTGAAGTTCCACCGGGAAGCACTACAGGATATTTGGGTACGAAGCTTTCAAAGTATTCTCCTGATTTGATTAAATTATGCGGCGAGATGATTGGAAACTTTATTGTAAAGATTTTGTTCAATATCGGCAAATTAACTTAAATAGGGGTTTAATCCATGATTGAAAAGTTTCACATAGATGGCGGCGTCAACGATTATAAACTTGATACAACAATGAAATATATTGCCATAGATGATAATGTAATAAAAAATGATTATCAGAAATATGGTTAATATGTTCCGCCAGAAAAACAAGGCCTATAATAGAAGAGGAGAGAATGTGTCGACAACATGTTCTCTTCTTTTTATTTTTGTCAAAGGATGGTAGATTCCCATGAAGGTAAATTGGAAGGTCCGTTTCAAAAACAAAACCTGGTTGACCATGTTCTTGTCTCTGATTATTGGTTTTATTTTTAATATTCTGAAACTCTTTGATATTGTTCCAGTCGTTACTGAAAATCTGGTCATGAATATCGTTGGTCAGATTCTTACTGTACTTGGTCTTTTCGGTGTCATTGTTGATCCCACAACTGCTGGACTTAATGACAGTGAACGGGCTCTAAACTATGAAGAACCCTGGGAAGATCAGACAGAAGAATGAGGCGATAAGCCATGTGGATGAAATGCAATCCGAATCCACAGCACAAAGAAGTGCCGGATTGCGTAGTAAGAGCGATTACCATTGCTCTTAATCGCAGATGGATTGATGTCTATGACGATCTCTGTGCGCTTGGACGAAGAGAATTCAATATGCCAAGTGCTGATGCAGTATGGGGCAAATACCTGTATCAGATGGGTTTTGAGCCATTTTTGCTTCCTGAAACATGTCCGAAGTGTATTACCATTCGTGCATTTGCTCAAATGTTTCCGCGAGGAACGTATATCATCGGAACAGGAAGCCATGCAGTAGCAGTCGTCAATGGCGATTATTACGATAGTTGGGATTCCGGAAACGAGATCCCAAGTTTCTTTTGGAAAATTGTATAGGAGTGAAAGATTATGCCTAGCTATTATAATCCCTATAATTTCTTTCCGGCAACTTATCCACAGCAGAGCTATATGCAGCAGCCTCAGTATCAGCAACAGAGTTATGCACCGCAACAGGCTCCTTTAAAGGCTATGGAATGGGTAGAAGGTGAAGTAGGTGCCAAAGCTTTCCAGATGCCTCAGGGATGGCCAGCTAATCAGCCGATTCCGCTATGGGATAGTACGGACACAAATATCTATCTGAAGAGTTGGAGCCAGATGGGTATTCCGAATCCGATGCAGAAGCTTCATTATGAAATGCCGGAGCAGCAGAATCAGGCTCTTCTACAGAGTGGGAACGGTAACAATTCCGGCAACATGAGCGGCACACCACAGAACTATATCACAAAAGAAGATTTTGAAGCATTTAAAAATGAAGTGAAAACCGCACTTCAGAATCAGAGCGGGACCAATCAAAATGGAAATCAGAACAGGGCAGGCGGTAATCGATGAATCCACTTTATCAGATGATGAATGGTTCTATGCCAATGGCACAACCGATGATGCCACAAAATCCAATGCAACGGATGTCTTTTTTAATGCAGGCAATGCAGAATGCTCCGCAATTTGTGAAACAAGCCTTTCCTGATATCCCCGACGATATTTCAAACAACCCAGGTCAAATTTTGCAATATTTGCAACAGACCCGTGGAATCACGAACCAGCAAGTTCAACAAATGATGAATCAAATCCCACAATTACAGCAAAGGTGGTAACGAGTATGCCGACGGTAGAAGGATTCACGCCTCAGGTGGCGTGGACAACTTTATATGGGATATTTGCCATCTGTTTATTATTCCTGATTTTATACCGCGTATATGAAGCTATTCGCACCATCAGGGATCGAAAGAAACAGGAAAGAGAAGCGCATATGCCCGATTTTGCAGATAAGGTAAGTCAGAAGGTTATTGAGAAACTGGAACCAAGGTTCGAAGAGATTGAAAAGAACCTGAATAAAGATAAAGAGCGATTAGATAATCATGAACATCTGATTGCTGATTATCAGGCAACACAAAAGAATTTGCATAGTGGCATGGTTGCTATTTGTAAGTTTATGTTAGTCTTATCAAACTATGGAAATTTTGGCACAAATGAACACATCAAAGAAGCCACAAAAAATCTGACAGATTATCTGGCAGAACAAATCTAAGAATCTTATATTCTTCCGACCTGCAGTAAGGAAGGTTATGAGATAAAATAACTATTAGGAGCAAAAGATCATGACTGAAGGAACTGGAAATATGTATATGCCTGTTGCACCCGCTTACGGTTATGGTGGGAATGGAAATGGGAACGATATGTTCGGTGGAAACTGGATGTGGTTCCTGTTGGTATGGATGGCCATGTTTGGTTGGGGAAATAACGGATTTGGCTTCGGCAATAATGGTGGCGGAGTAGGAAATGAAGTGCAGCGCGGTTTTGATCAGAGCGCACTGACGACTGGTATCAATGGTATTCAGCAGAGTCTTTGTAACGGCTTCGCTGGCGTGAATCAGGCTGTTGCAAATGGATTTACTCAGTCTGAGATCTCTGCGAACAGCCGTCAGACGGCCAACATGAATCAGCAGTTTACTCTCCAGAGTGCTCTTCAGAACTGCTGCTGTGAAAATCGTGCCGCTACTGCTGATCTGAAATACACCGTAGCAACGGAAGCCTGTGCGGATCGCAATGCCATTTCCAATGCGCTGCGTGATGTGCTGGAAGCCAATAATGCTTCTACCCAGAGGATCCTTGACATGATGTGCCAGGATAAGATTGATGCTAAGAATGAGCGGATTGTTGAACTTCAGCAGCAGCTTCAGATGGCTCAGTTGGCCGCTTCTCAGGGTGCTCAGACAGCTGCGATTCTGGCTAACAATGAAGCCCAGACGGCTGCTCTGGAACAGTATCTTGCTCCGGTTCCGCGTCCTGCTTACATCGTTCAGAATCCGAATTGCTGTGGCAACAACTTTGGTTATTGCGGATGCGGCGGATATGCTGCTTAATTTTTAAATCATTTAGGGGCTGCTCTTCGGAGTGGCCCCTTCTTTAGTCTTAATGACTAATTTTGATGGAGGAAATCAAAATGGCGGAATATGGTTATGCACAAGCTCAGGATCTTCAGCCTGGAGGATCTGCAATTCTCGAAAATATTCGTCCCTGCACAAGATGCCCTCAGCTTGTTGTTCACGAAAACTTGACTCCTAATCTGCGGTTGAGAGGAATTGTCCGAAATCCCTGTTGCAATGCACGTGCTCAGTATTCAGTGTCTTTCAGTGGCAATATTGCTGTTGCTGAAGGAGGTGCTGCTGGTGAAATTCAGTTGGCTCTTAGTGTGAATGGTTTCATAAGGCCTTTGACTATTGCTGCGGCAACACCGGCAGCTGCTGAAGAATTCTGGCACGTAAGTGGGGATACGACAATTGATGTTGATGCTGGATGCTGTACTGATGTAGCTGTAATCAACGCTTCTGTCAGTG